CTGGAATTGGTAGTACAACAGTTGGATTTACAACATCATCAATTATTGAAATCCCATCTTATGATTTCAATTCACTCCATGCATCAATATTTGTTCAAGATAGTTTTACAAAAGAAATTAACTATAATGAAGTAATTGTTGATTTTGATGGAACTGATACTACTATTTCTCAAACATATGTTGATACTCAATCTGGATTAAGTAATAGTGCTGTTGGTGTAATAACTGCTAGATTTGAAAATAATTTAATAAAATTACAATGTGAAAATGATAGAGTAAACACATTAGATGTAAGAGCGAATATTGTAGGATTAGGTTCAACCGCAACTGGTATTGGAACTTATCGCTTCAATGTATCAGGTCAACCTACTGGTGCTGAAAGAAGTGCTAGATTAGAATCTGGATATGCAACTGGAACTGCTAGTACAATAACATACGCAACAATTAATAAATTAGTTGATTCAAGTGTTAAGTCGATTGTAAGGGTATCCTGTGGTGATACATCAGCAGTTCATCAAGTTGTATCAATTAGAGATATAGATGATGTTCTAACAGTTCAATATCCATTTGTTTCTGCTGGTTCTACAACTGGTATAGGAACATTTGGTGGAGAAATTGTTGGTGATAATATTAATTTAAGATTCTATCCTGATGCAGAATATGATTCCTTAATTGAAGTTCAATCATATAATCAAATTTTATATACTGCAAGTGATTTTGCAAATACACCTCCTGACTTAAGATATGGAACTGTAGATCAAAAGGTATTATTGACAACTTATGATGGTGCTGCTGGACTTAGAGCAAATAAGAAAGATTTTGTTATAAAACATCTTGATGTTCCAATTTATTCTAAGACTTTTAATCCTGTAGGAACTATAAGCACTGCAACAAGAACTATCAATATTAATAGTCACTTCTTTAATACAAACGAAGAATTAACATATAAACCAGATTCAACATTCATTGGTATTGCTGGCACAGCAGTTTCAATTGGTGCAACAGCAAATATCGCTGGAGTGGTAACAACTATCTTACCTGAGACAGTTTATGCAAAAGTTGTAGATGAAAATCAATTCCAATTATTTACAAGACCTGAATATGTTGCCACAGGTGCTGCTGTAACATTTACAGGAATTGGAGAAGGTAATGCTCATAAGTTAACTATGAAAAAGCAGTTAACTAAAACAATTATTGGATTAGATGGAGTTGTACAACAACCAATTACATTTACATCAATAACACATAATTTAGGAATTTTTGACGGATTCACACATAATAATGGTATTGGTATCGGTTTATCACAGTTTGTATTAAGTGGAATTAGTTCTGTTGCACCAACTGATTTCCTTAAAATTGGTGAAGAATATCTAAAAGTTACAGAAGTTGGATTCTCAAGTACACCAACTGGAACTATTAACGATGCGACTGATGTAGCACTTGGTATTGCGACTCTACCAGTCGTTAAAGTTGATAGAGGACAATTAGGTATCGCAGCGACTTCTCACCTAGCAAATGCTACTGCAAGGGTTCATAGAGGATCATTCAATATTGTTGAGAGTACAGTATTCTTTGCAGATCCACCAAAAGGAAATAATAGATCAAGAAGAGATGAAACAAACTTACCATTCGTAAGAGCAAACTTTAGTGGTAGAACCTTCCTAAGAAGTGATTATACTACAAATATGTTGTTTGATGATATATCAGATAACTTTACTGGTATTGGAAAAACATATACTCTAACTGTTGGAGGTGCAAATACATCATCAGGTATTGGATTAGGAAACGGAGTTTTATTCATTAATGGTGTATTCCAGACTCCACTAACATTAAACAATACTGGAAATAACTATGAATTCCAAGCAGATACAACATCTGGTATCTCAACTGTTGAATTTACAGGTATTACATCTACAAACGGTGATTTCATCGTATCAGAATTTGATATTAATCAAAACCAAGTTCCAAGAGGTGGATTGATTGTATCATTAGGTTCAACACCAGGTACAGGATATGCTCCTTTACAAGGTGCTAAAGTTAAAGCATTTAAAAATACTGCTGGTGGTATTACAAGTGTTGTAGGTATTGCAACATCATCAGGAGTTAATCTTGGTATTCAAACTGCTGCTTATGACAATATTACTGGTATTATTACAGTTACTACTGATACTGTTCATGGATTTGCACTTGAAAGACCAAATACAGTTAAACTTAAAGGATTAGAGTTTAGATGTCCTAAAGCATCAGTTGGTACACCAACGAATGCAACTTATACTCCTTCAAACGGTAATTTTGTTATTACTATTCCTAATCATGGGTTAGCAAATGGTGATGCTGTAGTGATTGATGATAACGCATTTACATTTAAATGTGCGATGGATGGCAATAATTCTAATAAAACTTATCCTCGTTCAACTGACCCTGCTTCAGGACAATATCTCACAGTAAGTAACGTATCTACAAATACCTTTAGAGTCAACGTTGGTGCATCACCTCTTGTAAATCATCAAGTATCTGCTGCAACATATAATCCTAATACTGGTTTATTAGTTCTTACAATTGGTTCTCACAGTCTAACAGCAGGAACTGCAGTCAGACTTGCTGATAATGGATTTACATTTACATGTGCACAAGATAGTCATGGTTCCAATCACACATATCCAAGAAGTGGTGATCCTGCATATCAAACTGCTGTAAACATCACTGCAGTTGGTGCAACAACTATTACTCTTAATGTTGGAACATCATCTAACACTACCGCACATACATTTGTATCTGCAGTAACAAACGCAGTTGTATCGGGTGGTAATTATTCACATACATTTGTTTCTGCTGTTGCAAACTCAGTTAAAACAATCGGTGGTGGTGGATATGTAGGAGTTACAACTACAATCTTCCAAGACCATGAGAGACCATTATTTGTTGTAGGTATAGTTTCTGAAAGAACATTTGAGGTTAGAGCAGGAGCAAGCACAATACCCCACACATATCAAGGTGGTGGTCATGCATATGAATTCTTTGAAGATTTAACCTTTGGTTCAGGATATCGTGGTGGTTCTGTTGCAATCGGTGTTACAGATGAAGCATATGTACATAGATTTGTAAGTGCTGGTATTAATTCAATCCGTAAGAGTAATTTTGCTGCTACAGGTGCAAATTCATTCACAGCAACAAATGCAGTCTACACATCTCATACAGGTCAATTAGTTATTACTATACCTAGTCATGGTTTATCTACAAGCGATACAGTTGGTATTGATACTGGTGGAATAGTATTTGAATGTTCTAAAGATAATTTCTCCTCAAATCACCCATATCCACGAACAACAGATCCAGTTGCTGGTATTCAAACTGCAATTACTGCAACAACACTCAATACAATTACTCTTAACGTTGGTCAAGGTGGTGGCGGTGGTACAGGTGCAGAGGTAACTGCAACAGTTGGTGTTGGTGGTACACTTGCATTTAATATAGTTTCTGCTGGAACAAGTTATGTAAATCCTAAAATTATTATTCCTCAACCAAATTATGATAATCTACCAGTTATAGGTATATCAAGACAAGGAATTGGTGCAACTACTGATACAGGTTCTAATTTATTAGTTGATGTTAAAGTCAGTGCAGCAACAACAACTGTTGGTATTGGTTCAACTACATTTGAGATTTCTGACTTTTCTATCGCAAGACCTGGTCATTCATTTAAAGTTGGTGATAAATTCAAACCAGTTGGTTTAGTTACTGCTGCACATTTATCATCACCAATACAAGAGTTTGAATTAGAAGTAACTCAAATCTTTAGTGATAAGTTCTCTGCTTGGCAATTTGGTGAATTAGACTTTATTGATACAATAAAGAACTTACAGGATGGTTCAAGAACAAGATTCCCACTATTCTTTAATGGTCAACTTCTAAGTTTTGAAAAAGATTTAAACAATGCACGTTCACAGTTAATTGATTTAAATGCAGTTCTTCTAATATTTGTTAATGGTGTATTACAGAAACCAGGTTCTGCATATACATTTGAAGGTGGTACTACTTTTGAATTCATTGAAGCACCAAAAGCAGATGCTAAAATTGACATCTTCTTCTATAAAGGTCAAGAAGGAGTTGATGTTGACGTAGCAGATATTCAACAGACAGTGAAAATTGGTGATGAACTAAGATTATTCAGGCATCCAATTGGATTTACAACATCTCAAACTGCTGAAAGAACATTAAAAGAATTACTTGGTGCAAAATTAGTTGAAACGGATATCTATACAGGTCCAGGTATTGATGAGAAAAATGATAAACCTGTAAGATGGACAAAACAAAAAGTTGATATTGTATTGGGTGGTAAGAAGATTCACAAATCTAGAGAAATTCTCGAACCTCAAATTTATCCAACTGCAAAAATTATTGGAGACTTTACAACAACGGCTGGAACACAAAATACAAATGGTATATTTGTTGATGATGCAGAGGTATTCTTCTATGAAAAAGGAGATCATTTAAGTTCATCTGCACCAGATGAAACTGATGGTGATTATGAATTAGAATATAATACTGTTGATGCTCTAGTTGCCTCTGGAGAAATCAACGTTGGTGCATCCGCTACTGCGATTGTATCTGCTGCTGGTACAATAACTTCAATTGATATAACAAATGCAGGAAGTGGATATGATAGTGCTACAGTTAATATTAGTTCTCCTTTGGTTGGAGTAGCAACATTCATACAATCTGATGGAACTGTGGGAGTAGCAACAACAGCGACAGCATCTGCTACTATTACTAATGGTTCAATATCAGCAATAAATGTTACTAATGCAGGATTTGGTTATTCAAACGTAACTCCACCACAAGTTATAATTGATTTACCCTCATTCAAGACTGAAAAAATTACATCTATCAGTAATGTTGAAGGTTTCACAGGAATTATTACAGGTATTAGTACAGTAACTAATAGTGGTCAATCAGCACTTAAGTTCTTCTTTAGAGCAGATAAGGCAGCAAATTCACTATTAGTCAATTACCCAGTGTTTATTACAGATACACCAGTGGGTAATGGAGTAATATCTGTTGATACTCATAACTCATCTGTAGTTGGAATAGGTTCAACATTCTTAGATAACATCTATAAAGTTCATGTTGTTAATACACTAGGTGAAAATGGTGAAATTACTTGTAATATACAAAATGGTCAAACTACTGGTGTAGGAGCTGGATTGACTGGTAACTTTAATAATAGTAATCCAGGTATTGCTACACATCTAGGTCGAATTTCATGGGGTAGAATATATAATGCATCAAGAGCAAATAGTCCAATATCTATTGGAGTTACTGGATTAACTGTTAATTCTGGATTAACAACTTTCCCAACTATTCAAAGAAAGAACTACACTGCAGCGTCTCTGAGAGGTCTAAGATCTTCAGGTGCACTCAGGGTATTTGGAATTTGATTCTATTACCTCTATAAATAAAAGGAAAAGAAAAGTTTAGATACAATGTCAGCGATTATTACTGATCAATTTAGAATTCTGAACGCAAACAACTTTGTTGAATCAGTAGAAAACACAAATAACTCATATTATGTTTTCATCGGACTACCTAATCCTGCTGGTACTGGTTCACTAGTTGGGTACGGCAGATCATCTGATTGGAACTCAACCACACCTGCACCAACCGATAGTTTTTCATATCGTTCACACACAGGTGATACGATGATGTTTGGTAAAAAGATATCATCTGCGAATATTAGAAGAATTATAAGAAGAGTTGATTGGGTTGCTGGAAGTAGATATGAAATTTATAGAGATGATTATAGTGTAGATAATCCAAGTCCTTTAACACAAGCAAATAGGTTATATGATGCGAACTACTACGTACTTAATTCCGACTTTAAAGTTTACGTTTGTATTGATAATGGATCAACAGGATCTAACCCGCTTGGGAACGTCTCCCAAGATGAACCAACCTTCACTGATTTGGAACCATCAAAAGCAGGAAATAGCGGTGACGGATATCTTTGGAAGTATCTTTTCACTGTTTCACCTAGTGATATTATTAAATTTGACTCAACTGAATTCATTACTGTCCCAAATAGTTGGAACTCTAGCCAAGACTCTCAAATTAGATCAGTCCGTGAAAACGGTGACTCATCTGTAAACTTAAATCAAATTAAGCATGTTTACATTGAAAGTGCTGGAAGTGGATATGCAAATGGATTAAGTCAGGAAGTAGATATTATTGGAGATGGAACAGGAGCAAAAGCAAGAGTAGACGTTGTAAATGGTACTATTACAGATGTTACTGTGAGTGCTGGAGGAGCAGGATATAGTTATGGTATAGTTGACTTAGGAACTTTAAGTAGTGGAGTTAGCACATCTACTGGTCGTGCAAAACTTATTCCTATTATTCCACCAGCTCTAGGACATGGTTCAGATGTATACACTGAATTGGGAACTGATAGAGTTATTGTTTATGCAAGATTTGACGATTCAACTAAGGATTTCCCTATTGATACTAAATTTTCACAAGTAGGAGTGGTTAAAAACCCAACAAAAGTGGGAACAGCAGTAACATATAGTGATAATACATATTCTTCAGTACAAGCAGTTAAATTTGATTCTGTAACTGGTGTACCTCAAGTTGGTGAAGAAATTAAACAAGTACTAACACTTGCACCTAATATTAATAAAGTTGCAACTGCATATGTTGCTTCTTATGATTCAGAAACAAAGGTATTAAAGTATTTTAGAGATCGTTCATTAAACTTTAATAGAACAACATATGATCATACTGATTATGCTGGTATTTCAACTGCTGGTAGAATATATCAATTTGAATCTTCGTCAACTGCTAATAATATTGAAGGTAAGGCATCATTCTTCTCAGGTGCAATATCTCAAACCTTTTCTGGTATAACAACAAATCCTACAGGTAATAAATTAATTAACTTAGGAGTGAACTTTATTTCGGGACTTTCTAATTCTGAGATAAATAAAGGGTCAGGAGAAATAGTTTACTTAGATAATAGACCATTAATTGTTAGAAACTCCCGTCAAAAGGAAGATATTAAAATCATACTAGAATTCTAAAATGCCACAAAAGACTAACTTAAATATATCACCATATTATGATGATTATAATAAGGATGATAATTTTTACAAAATTCTATTTAAACCTGGATATCCTGTTCAGGCAAGAGA